GTCAGTAATCACAAGGAGGAGAAAGAAAGTGGTCGAGTGGCCATGTTCTTGCGTCTTGAATGGGATTGCGGTAATCTGTGGAGAGAAGGAGCCTTTGGACTTCGAAAACTTCAGGGAAGTGATCGAGCTCGATTGGAAGGAGCGGAAGATCCGGGCTTGATCCGAATACACCAGGTAGGCCTGCGGGGTTGGGGGAGAAGCCAAGACTGTGATAATAGTCGTAGATTTCTCGGAGCAGACAGTGGATACGATAATCGTTGCCACATGAGGCGTAAGCGAAACCGATAGCTTGAGCCATCGTGATCTCGGGTGTTGGGTTTCTCATCTTGGTGTGATAGAACTGAGCGAGCATCTTGAGAAGATCGCGGTAAGGCAGTCCGTTCACATTGCGGTAGGATAGAACTTCACAATTTTGGATGCTGTTGCGGATTTCAGATTTGTCTAGAGAGACGATTGATCCGAATAAGTGAGTTGCAGCAGTTTGAAAATCCATTAGAAATTGAGTGTGTTGTTCATGAGGTACTTGAAAGTAAAGACGTATGATTGAGTCGTCACCTTGAACTTTGATAATGCAGCGACGTGGGTCGTGTCCCATGTAAATGAGAATTGCACATATCATTGTGTAGTTGTACCAGGAATCCATGAGTTGAGTGATGAATAAACCGGAGGGTATGCCAGCAAATAGTCGTTTGAACATTTTACCACCGTAGATGATGATAGGTGAGTCAAAGAAAGCTTCGATTGTCCATTGCCATAAGAATTGGAGGCGTTGGGGATCAACAGTAGTGTGAGGGTAGTTCCGAGTTGGAACGTAACCATTGTTGAAGTCGAAGAAAAGCCGTGTGCGGATGAAAATCTTCCGGATGAGCCAGAAGTATGCACGTTTGTCAAATCGAGACCAGTCGATCGTTAAGTAGGAAACGTTTTCATTCGGAGTGTGTAGTTCAGAGTAAAGTCTAAACCATCCACCAGTGAATGTTTCGTATCCCCAGAGCATGGGTGTTGCTCCGCGATTGAGTTTGATCCAGGCGATGTACTCCCAGTATATCTGTGTTTCGGCGATGATCCAAAGTTTGGACACGCCCCAGATTGTTCTGAGTTTGTTAGGTGCATCGAATTTGACTACAGCTGTTTTGATGTGTAGAAGCATAGGAAAGAGAAAGCGTTGACGGAAGAAATAATTATAAAGATGAGAGTCGGAGGGACGGAAATTGTTCTTGATAATGTGAATCCATGAGTGCACAAAGGAGAAGATGATGTTCTTCATGAAGCCAAATTTTGGAGGTGTGACTTGTATGAGTGTCTCGTAAGTAGGATCGGGTCCGTAACGTTGTAGTGCGTCAGCGGGATTTACGTATTTGCCCCAGGTTTTGGTGGCTTGATCGTAAAAATCACCGAATGTTTTGCGAAGCTTGAGAAAATAAGAATCAGTGCTGAAGGGAGCTTCTGCGCTGGTGTTCCATTTGTATGGGTAGTGCCATTGAACATCGAAGATGTGTGAAACTCGGGCGAGCTTCGGTGGCTTGAAAGCATCGTAAAGGCATTGGAGGGCATCTTCAATTGCAAGTTGACTTTTAAGGTCGGTAGGTTCAGGATGATCAGGAATGTCACCAGAGAAGAAGTCTTCAGTGATAGTGTCGGGGTCAAGATCTGTTCGTTTGTGACCGTTGATGATGAAGTCATACTCAGCAGATGTGAGGTAGATGTCGAATGCGTGACGTAGTGTGCGTTTGTGATTTTCGACGCCGATTTCGTTGATAACAGGGATAGAAGGCGAGTAGTCGCTGATTCCTGTGAAGAGAAAGTTTGTAGGTTGGGTCGAGATGTTGAGAACGCGGGAAAATAACCTTGTAAGGTACTCCATAGTAGGAGGGTGAAGATAACACTTGATAGAGCGGCGAATTGGCTTTAATTTTCAGGGCCAAGATCTGATGCGGGGACCGTTATT